ATAGTTTTAGGACTGGCATCGGCTGAAGTCACTTTAAAATCAACCGAAGGTTTATTTGCGACGTCGAGAGTATATGTATCAGCAACGGCATTCACAGCAGTCGGTTGATTCGTAATATCAGACAAGGCTGTGGCATTACTCATTTCTAAAATTTCGTTTAAAGTCCCCATAAATAGGCCTCCTTATGCCACGGCATACCATGTTGCTGTGGCTTCGTGATATGTCTTACCTGCCTTGGTATCAAGTATCCACAGCGTTGAGCCTTCCGGTATTTTGCCATATGCAGTTTCCGTCGGCTCCGTATCTGTTGACAGACCTTGGAAATGTCTCGTTCCGTCTCCGTTAAATTTTCTTACTTCTTTATACGCCATTTTTGCCACCATCCTTTATAAGCTTTTTAAGTTCATCATTGGAAAGTTTTGTCCAGCCTTCAGGCTTGCTCTTGAAGCCCTTTATGATTGCAAGCATTTCAGGCCGCTTCATGTCGCTTTTGACTTCACCGGATAAAGTTTTCCATATATTGAAAAGCAGTTTGTTTGTCTGCCCGAGTACATCAGGCTCTTTGATGTCAAACAATTGCCTCACCCGCCTCAAGCTTTTTAATCCATGATTCACATTCCTGAATTGCGCCTTCTTGAGCGTGTAAATTGGCTATCTGGCGGTCATATCCGATTTTTAACTGTTCAAGATGCGCTTCCATTTCCTTTAAAATATCCATAAACCCTCCAAAAAGGGGACAGTTAAGTCCCCGCTGATTAAGTTACTGCCTTTGAAGCCACTAAATAATATGTCTCACCCTCAAGCATGATTTGAATTGTCCTGTAACCGGTCTGAGCCGCTACAGCCCCTGCGTTATTATCTGATAGCATTCCGGAAGCAGTGTTGATGTCGAACAGGTTCGTTATCTTATTACCTGCATATACATAAATAGCCTGGTCAAGGGTTGTGTCGCCGTTGTTGGTCATATAAAGCAGTTCAGATTCACCCGCTGTGACCGTCTGGTCAAGATGAGAATCAAGCCATGCCGCCGCTACATGAGATACTGCGGTATAAACGCCGCCATCCTCAATAAGTCCATACAAACCCGCCACCATGATTCCCGAGCCGTTTAGGGTTCCAAGATTACACACTTGTCCATAGGTGGCTATGAGTGTTCCACCGGTTGCGGTATATGTTGCGGCAAGACGAGACGTCCCTTGCAACGCCGTGTTGCCTCCACCGGTTGCGCCATTGGCTTTCCAGTCGGCAGTTACCATGACGCAGTTATGCCCTGCGTCCGTGTCTGTGAATTCAGACTTGATTTCTACCGCGAATTCATCAGTAGTCGGGCGGTTGTGGAATTTCGCCGCACCTTTTATAGTTAACAAATTAGCGGAAGCATCCCACAAAGCATATTTTCCGTCTCCGTCACCAAAGGCTTTTATGTCCATGCCTTTCGCGCCAACGGGTATGTCGTCATAGTCCTCACCGAAATAGGAGTATCCGCTCCCGAAATGTCTTTGTCTGTTCATTTATCTCACTCCTTTCCAAAGTGACAGGGGGATTGCTCCCCCTCATAAATTAAACGGAATGACCTATGATCCATCTCCAGTCATTGTAGCCAAGACCGTGACGAGCGTAACCACCAAACGTTATGGTCTGGAGATCTTCGACAAACTTCTTCCATGTCTCGAACGGGACACGGGTAAACCATGTCAAAGCCATCTTCATGTGCTTGCCGTCGAGAGAGAACCAATTTGTCGAACTGGTCAGTTCATCCCATACAGCCAGCTTATAGCGGCCTTCATGGAAATTGCGGTTGTTGTCTGCGGTGTTTGTCTTGCCTTTGGAGTTGATAAGTTCCCAAGCATCTTCTTCAAGAGGTATAGGAACTAACAGAGTGCTGATCCTGCGCTGTGACTTATTGCCCCTGCCATCCGTCATTGACATGAAATCCTGTCTGTCTGTTTCCACTGCGGAAGGACTGAATGCTACTGTTGAATAGTTGTCTCCTGCGTAGGTGGAACTGGCTTTTGAAGTATGGTCAGTTGCGCACAAAGCTTTGGTGTCCGGGCCTGCGGTTGAATCGCCGCTTGACAATACACCGGTTGCTGTGAAAGCATAGTTGAAAATCTCTGCGGCATGTTCCTCTTTCGTGCGATTATACGACAGAGCGAATTCCTGCGACATGTTCATGACCTTTTTGTCCCTTTTGTCATCCCAAAGTTTCCTTCTAACGTCAAAGCTGTTCATGAATTCAGGGAACGTATAAGTTTTCTTATACTCTTCTGTCATGGTGTCCTTGATTGCTACGCCGTCAAACTTCTGGAAGTTGCCAAGACCAGAGAAAGACATGTCGTACTCTTCCTGCTGATCGGAAGTGTCTTTTCCGTACAGTTGCGGTATCATGGACTCAAAGTCGTTAAGAGTATCCGACACCCATTTACGTACGTCTGTCGTGCAAAGGTTTACCCAATTTTCGCTAATTTCTGGCATCTATCTCGCCTCCTTATGCGATGGTTGCGCCGTCATTTTCAAACGAGTGCAACCTGATTTTAAAGTAGATTGTGGATTTCTTTTTTGCAGGATCCCAAGTGACGTCCTTTATTACAAAGGTTTCGCCGCCTGCGGTATCCATGTCGAGGTTATCGTACGTTGTCGCGATGGTATCAAACGCGTGGCAGTTGACTGCGAGTTTACCGGGGAATATGTATCCCTTCATGCCTGCCGCAATCGTTCCGCCTGCGCCCGTTACCGTGCAGTCACCGCCCGAGTTTGCAAAGTCGGTGATGTTAAGCACATCTCCTACTGCAAAGCCCGCTATCGAATTAGTGTCGGTTATGACGATACGCCCACCGTTAAAAACGTCATTTGCTGCGGTCAATGATGTGTCAATCCAACTCGTGGCGTCGCCGCCGGTTGTGGTTGACTCCGTGGCAGGGATGCATTTAAACACAAGGTCGGTATCATCGTAGACAAGCAGCTCCGTTCCGGTTTCTCTGCCTGTGGTTGTTCCATCGTGGTCTTCTGCGGAAACACCTAGTATTGCGTCGTCTGCATCTGTGGCATCATATACTACTATCCCCGTGCCGGCCGTAAACGCTACAACCTGGCCCTTAACTACTACAGTCGCGGTAGGAATGTAGTAAGTATGTGGAACAATAGGGCCTCCGCCCTCTCTGTATGCTGGTGTAAAATTCATGGTATCATCTCCTTATCTCATTTTTACGCCACTCTTCCCATGAAGGTAAGAGTAGTATTCTGCTAGATTTTTGTAATGGCCGTTTTTGACCATCCTTTCGCCGTGAGCTTTTTCCTCGGCGGTAAATTCAAGGGTTTTTTCATCGACCGGTGGAACATCAACGGATTCGGTTCCGCGCTTGGCTTGGTTGATGTGATTTTCAACCGCTTGCCCAGCTGCTGTTTTTGAGGCTTTCTCGTAAAGCTCATCTGCCCTTATACCTTTGAGGTAAATGTAAACCTCTTTAGCGGAAAGCTTCGGGTTAGCCGCTAAAACCTTATCAATTTCCGGTTCCAGCTCTTTGTAAAACTTCATGTCCTTGATCGCCGCTTTTTCTTCTGCGATTCTTGCTTTTGTGAAGTAGTCCTGCGTCTGCTTAATAACCGGGTCGTTACTTAGTTCCTTTTTGACCAGGTCTTTAATCATGTTCGGATCAACTCCCGCCTGCTGTGATTGTGCTCTTTGAGCTTCCCGCTCTATAGCCGCATCCAATTGTTCAAGAGTTGTTATCCCATATTGAACACCGTACTTTTCGGCAATGTCTTCCTCGGAATACACACCGTAATCAGTACCGTACTTCTTGGCGATAGCGTGATCTTTCTCAACCTTGTTTGCCTTGCTTTCTGCGGCTTCAAGCCTTCTTCTCATGTCGGCAAATGCAGCGTTTTCCTGCTGTGTCTGTACTGGCTGCGCGGCACCACTTCCCGCATTTACGGGCGCATTTTGTACACTCTGTGAGCCTTCGACACTCACTTGACCTGCGATTTCAGGTGTTATATCTGGCATAATCATTTCTCCTTTGGATTTTTGCGCTTTACCTGCGAAATAAAAATAAGACCTTTCGGTCTATCCCTTGTTCTTGAAATAATGAATTTGTTCGAGTCGTTTTTTGGCCTCTTCCTTTGTCAGGTTCGGCTTACTAAGGTTTTTGCCTTTTTCGCTTTTGACCTGATAGCCTTTGCTGGTTTTCTTAGTCATACCCTCACCTCAGTTATCATAGATTTTTATGGTTTCGACCACTTTTTTGGGGTTGTTTAAATCCCCGCCGTGATAATTTGGGCAAGGCGGGTTCATCGGCATCGAACCATCTTTGTTTGTGAGCGTGTCGCCGTTGCCTTTTTTCGGACATAGTTTTGTGCGGAAATAATACTGCGGTGTCCGGGCGTTGATTGATTGTAGTTCATCGGGAGCTATGCCCGCACAAATACGGTTCAGGTCTTCTTGAGAGTATTCAAATACATTCGCCGTACTTGTGCCGTTTATAAGCGGTGTGTTACATATTGGGCATCTGTCCATTTTGCCTCACCTCGTTTTCATACGATTGTATTTTGGACTCCCAATCAGGAAATCCCATCCATTTTAAAACCATTTTGTTAAGTTCAATATCACAGTCTAAGCATAATGGGCGGTGCTTTCTTTTATCCGAACATGCCTGCCAAGTTCCGTATGCTTTTCTTCCACATCTCACGCATTTCTTATGTTTTATTTCTTCTTCTGTGTACGGCTTATTGCGGCCCTGCAACTTGACCGCCTCCCATTAATTCACCTATAAACTGCTGCAATTGTTCAGGTTGCATCTTCATCATTTCATCAAGTATCTGTAATCGTTGCTTTTCAGGCATTGCGTCCATAACCTTCAGGACTTCTTCGGGAAGAGATTTTATAAACCCTTCAACCGGATCCTCCTGAGGTTGCGCTTGCTGCTGTTGCATCGCCTGTTGCTGTGCCGCCTGTTGTTCCTGTTGTTGAGCTGCCTTAATACGATCTAGGACTTGCTGCTTGCCAGGGAATTCAGGGAGCAGCTTGTAAACTCCGTCAATGTCAATAAGTTTCTTGTCCCATAGCGCAAAGGCTATCTCCATTAAATAAGCCTTGGTCATTGCAAGAGTCGCGCCTATATCTACGTTGATTTTGAAATATAGCCTCTCTTCGCCGTTCATTAACTGTGAAGGATTGAAAGCAAATTCCTCCATCTGTGCCTTTTGCGTGACTATACCGTCCGGATTTTGTACCGGTACAGTGGTTTCCTTTGAATACATCCTTTCTTCTGTGACAAACTCTACTAGATGGTCAATCCAAAGTTCTATAAGCTCTTTTAGGCCGTGATTCAAGGTGTTAATTTTATCGTTCTGTGGCTTCTGCGCCTGCTCCAATAATAAAGACGTCTGTCCCAACGTCTTGATAGCCGGTGAATTTCTCCCTTGTGTGATGTCCCACTGCCCTGTGATTCTGTCGGCATGAGTTAACATACCTTCGACCACACTGATGTTTTCAATCATGGTTTTGCCTTCAAGTATTTTTAGGTCTTGTCCCGGAGTCCCCTTAGTGGGTATCAATAACCCGGCTTCGGACGTGAGCTTTTCGGGATTCTTGATTGATCCATTACGATAAGCTTTTTGAGGTTGTCCCGTCACCTTTTCAGAAACGAGGTAGTCTTGAATCAGAATATTGACGATGTCCTGTATTCCGTCCCGCTTCTCATTTAATCCGATTAAAGATTGGAGTTCACTGCGTCCGTCAAGGCGCTTGTCTTTTTGAATATAGGGAATATAAACCAATGGATATTTGCCATGTTTATAAAATCCATTTGCCTTGATTTCCTTGTCGTCTTCCGACATCTTCAGATTCACATATCCAGCCAACCATCCGACCTGTAACTTATCTTTTTCGTCCTTGTACCAATATTCATGAAGATTACATGTATCCCGCATATTGAATGATTCTTTACTGCCCGTCCCTGTAACTGTTTGCGGAATCCGGGTACTTGTGTTATCCGTCAAATCGCCGTAGATTTCTGTATCAGCAGTGTTCGTTTCGGAAACAAGAATCTGCTTCAGCTCTTCCTTCGTATACTTACACGATGTATCAGCTTCTTTGCTGTATTTTTCCAATATGTATCTGAAGGAGACAGGTTTTACGAAATCAATAAATTCTGCACTCTGAATTTTCCACGGGTTCGTTATGTTCGGATCTATAAACACATTCGCAGGATGGACAACTTCACAATCCAAGTCGCCGCGCCCGCCGTTCTTCTTTGGGTTCCAGGTTGTTTTAAAACATCCGCTTCCGATCTTGGGTCTGATCCACTCCTCTTCTGCGAGAAGGAGATCCATGTCTAATTCATCCCAGTATGATGTTATGACATCGTTTAGTTGCTGAGAAATCTCATCGTACAGGGTTTTCTTACACGTGATATTAATCGACGTTTTACCGCTTGTCATGTTGGCGTGAATGGTCCTTAAGGCAGACCAGCATATATTGACTTGTGGGCGTGGTTTCCACTCGTCTTTTGTACCAGGAGTACTCCATTGATCATCTTCGACATAACGGTCGTACTTCTGCCATTTATCTATAGGCTTTTTGGCCTTGGCTGCTTCATAATCGTCATAAACCTTTTGGGTAAAGTCCTTATCTTTTTCGCTTATGATCTTTGATCTGACGTCTTTCATTTCCACACCTCCGGGCATAAAAAAAGAGGCGGCACATCTGTTAAGATGTAACCGCCTCATTTAAAACAAGGTCTATGACATAATTTGTTAGTTTTTTGTAATGTATACTATCTCTTCGGAATTAATTATTGCGTCACCTATTTGGATGAACTTCTTTTCCGCCTTAAGTTCGATTGCGATTTGCCAATAATCGCTGTCCTTAACGTTGTCCAAGTCAATGCAATAACTTTTTAATTGAACGTGCAACTTCATTTTTCTCACCCTCTCATTTATAACAAGATTTCTGGATTTAATAATTTTATTTTATCACCGCACGGCAGTTCTGGAAAGTTTGGGTCGCAACGCATTTTAATATGTTTTGACCTATTGCAGTCACACCCCATATTCCCATCTGTCCACGAGAATTCGCCCCATCCGTCATCAGGTACTTTATACTGTTTACCCTCGTATTCTAATATTAACTCTTTCATAAATCCTCCTGTTTATAACAAGATTTCATTTATTGTATCACATGAATGCCCGCGGTCTTTGTGCTTGCACTTGATTTCTAATTTACACACATCCTCTTTTACTATCTTGCCCTTTTCGAGAATGCATTTAACTAATAGGGCCCCGCACTTACCGCATTCTATTCTATCACCATTTATAACGGCTTTCACCAATCTTCATCGTCCTTCCATTCGTCTTTTTCTTGTGCTTTCTTCCTGTCCTCTAAAATAGATGGGTGGAGGAAGGAACCATCTGATTTCCAGCCTGTAATTTCTTTGGGCTTGCCTCCGGGAACCTTGGGAGCAGGTAAATCATTGGTTAATGGGCTTGTCTCATGAACGTGCATTCCTATGCCCATCATCATTATTACATCATCCCAATACCCAGACCTTGCAGCTTCTTTCCCGTCCGGATGGCGTATGAAGTTCATAGCCTCGTCAACGAATCTTCTCCAGTAGATTTTTAAATATCCTTCCCTTACCGCCTTCTTAATGGCGTTCACTACAAGTGGCCTTGTCTTTGACGTTGTCAGCCATCCGATCGTTTCCCGTTCCTCGTCGTATTCCTTATCAAATACCATCGTTCGGTATATCGTGACATCGTGTTTCTTTAATTCATTGACAGTCACTGCTCCGTCCTTATTTCTTTCAGGTACGAGCAAGGGAATGTTATAATATGCTTGAAGCCTCAGTATTCTTTCTCCGAACACATCTGCATCGATATGCCCGTGCCATACGGCGTCTAACCTTAGTTGAGTTCGATTGATTACGCTTGCAACTGAATAGTCGCCATGTTCCAGCCCTTCCGCCACATCATCGGAGTTAAGGTATTCATCGGTTTTGTTTGGATGAAACCATATCTCATATTCACCTTGATTGTAAGAATCCCAGGTAACCTTTTTATGCTTTACATCCCATATAAGATTACCGCGCTCTCCCGGGTAACATTTGTCCTGCATTTTAAGCAACGCCAATTTATCAAACACACACGCGCCAGGCATGATGAACCGGCCTTGTTTTCTGGCTTCAAGTTCGGCCTCCGAATACATTCCCTCAAGTCGTTTTCGTTCTGATACATCGAGAAACGGATTGTCTTCCCAACTCCATTGAGCGCAATGTACTTCAGGGTCTTGCTTATCTATCGGCTTGTTATCGTTTAAATAGATGTCATCATAAACAAACGTCAGACCCATTAATGGGGTCATTGTACCGAATATGTTACCTTTCACATCAAGGGTTCGCATCATGCACTCGTCGTATATTTCTTTCGGGGGTTCCTCATCGAACCATACCCAATGTTTTGAGGTTCCTTGAAACTTTGCACGGCCTTGGTCACATGACTTAAAACCGATTATGTTACCATTCTTTAAAATAATAAAATCAAGTATTGCGTTTTCGGGATCGTCCTTTTTCCCTTCTCTGGCCTTAATCTCTTCAATCTCATCTTTAGGAAGCCATTTGAGGATTTCCTTTTGAGCGACATCCCTTTGTACTTCATTTGAAAGTGAAACAACCCAACCCTCGACATGCCCTTTGAACCTAGTTATAAGCGGTTCATATGCTTCTCTGAATTCTTGCGGCCACGATTTTAGGTATTTCCTCGCACCTTCACCTAGAGAATACAGCACGGCTTGTAGCGCCCCGCCGACCGTTTTACCTGTTCTGTTACCGCCCAATGCCCATTTATTGCGCTTGGTGTTTATGTGCCAGTGAAATTGTTTTATATGCACGGGCTTATCAGGAGTATAAAAATAACGTAATTTTTCTTCTTTTTGCCTGCGTTCAAGCTCTTGGACTATATCACTCGGATTCATCAGGTTTCACAGCCTTGAATTGTAATCTAGTGTAATATCCTTTCAGACCGTTTTCTCCGGATTTTTCGAAATATTCCGGAACTATGCGAACATAACATTGCAAGTCTGCGTGATCGCTTAATACCTTTTTAATAAGGTCAATATGGCTTTCTTCCATACCCGATGAAACTATCGAAAAGTATTTGCCCATAGACTCAGTTTTTCTGTTCGCGGTTATTATCTCATAGTCATAATCTTCGTTAGCCTCGTTGCTTTTTGGGTATTTACTCAGCTCATTTTTAATGAACTCTTCAAGCTTTTTCACCGTTTTCCCCTCCACAACCTTATTCCCGCACTTGCGGCACTTAATCCCGTCTTTGCTAACCGTAAACTTTGCATCCGATTTCACATTCAACAAATCTTTGAACTGTTCCGGGCTGCTGATGTGTGTTTTTTCTCCGCAATAATCGCAACCTAATTTGAATCCTGGCATAATATCCTCCTATTCGTAAGTCATACCGCCAACATTATCCCGGATGAAGATCCGGTGTTCTCTCAGGCAACAGCAATACCCGATATGTTTGTCTTTGTATTCCTGAAATAGTGCCATCGCCCTGGTGTAGTTGTCCTCCTGCTCGCTGTCGGGCCGGTTGTGCTGTTCCAGGTGCTGCACTGTCCATTTGTACCATCTCCCGCATTTATGGCAAATACCCTCGTTGGTCAGTTCAGGGCGTTTTGCTGTTCGGGTTATCATTTTTTTATGGATTGGTATGTAAATTGTCGGGACTGGCACTAGTAAACTCATATTTTTATCCTCTGCATCTTTTGTTTTTGCTCCTGCTCATAAGGAGAGATTATATCCGCCACATCTTCATTCTTCGGTATCTCTACCGGGCTTTTGTTTTGCGCGGCCCTGTATGTTACCCATGAGCCCAATAAAAAAGCGCCCAACATTCCGAGCACTACTACGATTGTTTCCATATTCTCACCTTTTCAGTGTATTCCGCCTGTGAGCGAGTGGCATTTTTTGGCTCTATAGGCTGATTTCATTTTTTGCAATATCCTAACTCAAGAAGCCGGCGCTCTAGTTCCTCGTCGGTCATGTTGCGGACTATCGGTTCTCCGTCCTTGCCGGTCATCTCAACATCCTGCCGATCTCTCCACTTATCCTTCTGCCGGTTCTTGAGCCAGAATATACCTGCTGTTGTGTCAGGTGGATAATGCTTAATGGTTGGTACTACAAGAGATGCGCCTTGATATTGGAATATTTGGTCTTCCGGGTGCTCATACCCCATAGCCCTTTGATATAGTCTGTCAGCCACGTTTGCATCCGCAATATCTTTCCCCTTTTTTAAGGACTCCAAAAATTCAACCTCATGAAGCTTCCAATAATTAATTGTAGACTCCTGCACGTTGAAGAACTTTGCTAAATCTCCGTCAGTTGCTCCGAGCAGACAGAGTTTATATGCTTGCTCGCTGTATTCAGTTTTATATTTACTTGGCCTGCCTGCCATGCTCTCACCGTCCCAACCTCCGCGCAAACTATCCAGTTCCGCACTTGGGCCTTAGCCTAAAAGAGGAAAACAAAAAGAAGACCTCCGGCAGCCTAATGCGCGGAAGTCTTAATTGCGTGTATGTATATTTCTACTAACACTATTTTAGCACAGACAATCCGGTCAAAGACGGTCATCTTTATTTTCGTCACTTTGCACAAATTCTGACTCAAAACTTTGGTGATACTACCATTGTATCCTAGGCTGCTTAGCTGTATAATGGATATAGTGGGTTGCAGGGGCTGAGGGCTCCGGACTATAGGGGAGGATAAATATGAAAAGCGTAATAGCAAAACAGCTTGCTGAGGATCTTATATCGTACAGCATTAGCTTCGACACCGATGATAGTTATAAGCAAATATCCAACATGCAACTAACAGGCGGCAGACCCAGCGTAACAAGCGGCTATAAAGTCGTAAGTTTTGACAACAAATTCAAGGGGCAGCAAATCTGTATTATATATGAGGGCAGGCCGGAACTCGCAGCGTTGGTTGCGGATTATGAGCAGTTGGTAATAGCTAGGGATGCAGTCAGGGACGCCAAAATTAATGAAGAAAAGGCCGCTCAGGACGTTATCGACAACGATCTCCTTGATGGTATGCGCGCCAAAGCCGCAATACTTATGACGCAGATACCGGCAGACCATGTTGAAATCAAGGCTGAAATAACCGGATATCTTGATGGAGATCCGACCTTGAAATTTTCTTATGATGGTCTGATCCTGAATTGGCAGGATATCAATGTCGTTGGTTGGGCATCGGCTGTACGTCCTGGTGCTTGGGGCGCATTCGCGGAAATTTGTGTTGCCTCAATTGACCGTGCAAGACTGGAAGAAATTAAAACCGAAAAAGCAGAGGCAGAGATAAAAAGGGTTGAGACCGAAAAAGCAGAGGCAGACAGGGTTGCCGCCATATTTGCAACAGCAAAAGAAGCCGGGAAACCACAAATGTTGGATAGCCACATGGTGGCGTGCAACAATCCCGGCGAAGAATGCGACTATGACTACTTAATCACATACGCCCTGCCAGACGGAACGACAAAAACCGAGCGGCATCATACGTGGTAAAATCAGGCTGTGGACGGTCACCGTCAAGCTATGGGAGGAATTAATTATGATACATGCGAGAACTAGTGTTTTAAGATTCCGGAAACACGCTTTCGGAAGCGCCATTCACTACATGGACGATGATACAATATGCACTATCACCGCAAATGACGGAACTCAATGGGAAATTAGACATGCCGGGTGTGTCCCTTGTGAAGTCCGCAAAAAGGGCGCTGAGTCTTGGGAAGAAGCGCATTGGGGTGTATTTTGTGAGAAATACGGCATTGAAACGGATGCATTGTCGCAATAGGGCAAGGCCAGTACGGATCAGGCCCGTACCTCCGGGAAACCGGAGCCGCTCAACCTGCAGCCTACCTATAAGGAATGAATCAGCTGTAGACAGAATAAGCTGTCAGGCTATGGGAGGAAATTACGATGATGTATTACAATGATTTGGTTTTGGCTGATGTTTGGCAGATCGCCGACAGAGCAAGTACAGACGAAAGGTTTTCTGAAAGCGAGCGCAATGAACTTGCGAAAATAGCAACTGAGCATAGGGCTTTATCGGCAACTCAAAGTAAAATTTCACATGATATTGATAACTGCACGGATGAAGATTTTGAAAAATACGAAGATGTACAGAATTCTTCTATTCTCCAGTGGAAACCGCTTCAAGGCAATCAAGGAAAGATATTTTGGATTGCTGGCGGAAAGCACAAATTTATTTTTCAAGGCTATGCATCTCACGCTGGATATACTTCTGCCGCTGTTGGATTAGCCGAGGTACATAGTAAAGTTTTCAAGCCAATAGGGCTAAGCCAGTGACGCGAACGCCGTCTCCCCGGAGTAATCCGGGCCGTTCAACCTATTATGAGGGAGGGGAAATGATGAAAACATCAATGGCGCAGAATTACAAGTATTATGTCTATGTCCGTCCGGGTTATATCGAGTATTTCAACGACTACGATAAGGCCGAGGAATTTGCCGAGGAAAACGACGCAGAAGTCAAGGACATGGATGTGTAAGCCGGGCCCGGCGGTATCCGGGTAGAAGGGATGGATGACATGACCGAAGAAGAGATACTCCGAGAGGCCGCAAGAATCAACGGGCGCAAGGGCGGCAAGGTTAAATCAGAGAAAAAGGCCAGCGCCAGCCGGGAGAATGGAAAGAAGGGTGGAAGAAAAAAGGATCCTATGTAGGGATCCTTTTTATTTTGCCCACCAATCATTTAGGTGTCTCCTTGCGGTCTTGTCGGACATGTGGACTTCTGCGGCGATCTCTGACCACGTCAGGCCGTTTATGTATTTGAGCCTCAAAATCATCCGTATGTCTGCATCATCCTGCTGGTCAATTAACTTGCTTGCATCCTCTAACTGTAGTTGCAGGCGCATCAAACTGATTTTTAGCCGTCTGCTCAAATCCGCTTTTTGGGCGTTGTAATCCCTCTCGTCAAGCCCCCCAACCGTAAAAATGCGCTGCATGTACGGGAAATACTTTGAGGATCCCTTGACCGTGTCCGCAACTTGGCGGGGCCGGATCATGCTGTCGATTCCATCAAGTTGTCTTTGCAGGGATCCTATCTCTCTTATGACACCTTTTATGTCAGGCAACTCTTGTTTTGTCATATGTACCCCTCC